AAGGTCTCAATTTATTCGCCATCCACAAAACAATATTACAAGTTGGGGGACAAGATTAAATTACATGATATTGAAGTTCCTCACTTTAATGTTAAAACCGTAAAGATACTCACTGGTGATAGTTCCGACAACATTGACGGGATATTTTATCTTGGTGAGAAAACTTTAGTTAAATTATTTCCTGAACTACTTGAAGAAATAGTACAAATACCCTATATTTTGGGTAGAAGTACTAATTTACTTAAGGAGGAAAAGGGGAACGTAGCTCTTCAGAACCTATTAAGTGGTAAAACTAAAGAAGGTATTTTTGGTGATGAATTCTTTGTAATCAACCAAAAACTTGTCGACTTGGATGAACCACTCTTAAGTGATGAAGACAAAGAATTAGTTAGATTATATTACACTGAGTCGATGGATCCCGACGGAAGAGGACATAGAAATCTAATTAGAATGATGATGGAAGACGGATTTTTCAAATACCTACCAAAGGGTGACGACGCTTGGGTGAGTTTTTTGAAACCATTTCTTAAGTTAACAAGAAAAGAAAAAACAAATTTTAGAAACAAACAAAAGTAAAAAACGAATGAAAGAGCAGGATATAACAAAAGTAGAATTTTTGTTAATGTGTAATGAGAACATCGTAGTTCAAAGGTTTTTCAATGTTAGAGGATACAACAGAAATGCGTCCAAATCTGAAACACTTCACAACTACATCACGGACTTATGTTCAGGTATGATGTATGATTTGAAAATGAGATCGGTTGTCTATATGTTGGATAATCAATTTGAAATTTCTGAAAACCCTGAGGTCCTAAACACCTCAATTACGGAAGGTCCCGAGATTTTTAATTTAATTATTAAGGTCGGAGATATGACAATTTGTCAGAGACAGTTCGACGCGAAAGCGTACCCCCCAAAGGTTAGATATACCGTAGACCTACGCCCAAAGTTAAAATCAATACTTGGGAACCTAACTGACATTTTTTCAGCTAAAAATTTAATTTATTTTTATCCCCAACTTATTAAAAATTGATAGTATTTATCTTTACTAAAGAAAGGAAAAAGTATGGCGACAAGTAAAAATTTTGAGTACCTCGGACAACAGTTCCAACTACAATTATTAAATCAAATTATTGTGGATAGGGACTTTTCAACATCAATCATTGATGTAATTGAAAACAATTATTTTGAAAACAAGTATTTCAAAATTCTAATTCAAATGATTCGAGAGTATTATCAAAAATACGATCACACACCATCCTTTGAAACATTAGAACAGATAACAAAATCCGAACTTCAACAAGAAATTGCGTCCAAGATTGTATTGGATACGATTAAGAAAATTAAGGATGTAACTGTTGATGGGGTGGATTTCGTACAAGAAAAGGCGTTGAAATTCTGTAAACAACAGGAACTTCAAAAGGTAATGGGTAAAGCTCAAAAGATCATCGACGGTGGTGAGTTTGAGAACTACGACACCCTTGAAGAGTTGGTTAGAGATGCTCTTCTTGTTGGGAACAAGGATACATCTATGATGGATGTATTCTCCAACTTAGATCAAGTCTTAGATGAGGATTATAGACACCCAATTCCTATGGGAATACCAGGGATTGACAAATTATTGAAGGGTGGTTTGGCAAAAGGAGAAATTGGTGTTATCTTAGCCCCAACAGGTGTAGGTAAGTCAACGGTCCTAACAAAGATTTCAAACCACGCGTTTAATCTCGGATTTAATGTACTTCAGATCTTTTTTGAAGATAACCCAAAGGTAATACAACGGAAACATTATATTCTTTGGACTAAGATTCATCCTGACGATTTGTCGGACCGAAAAGAAGAGGTAATGACGAAAGTTAAACATATTGAGGAGTCAATGCCTAATAAGTTGATGTTAAAAAAACTACCATCAGATACGGTGACTATGTTACAGATCAAAAATCAAATTAGAAAAATGATTGCTGATGGGACTAAAGTTGATATGGTGGTGTTAGATTACATTGATTGTGTGGTACCTGATAAAAACTTGGGTGACGAGTGGAAGAGTGAAGGTTCAGTAATGAGAGGATTTGAAGCGATGTGTCACGAATTATCATTAGTGGGTTGGACAGCAACACAAGGTAATAGATCATCAATCTCATCTGAGGTTGTGACTACAGACCAAATGGGAGGATCAATTAAAAAGGCGCAAGTTGGACACGTAATTATTTCAGTTGCTAAGACATTACAACAGAAAGAATTAAAATTGGCGACAATTGCGATCACTAAGTCGAGAATAGGTGATGATGGTATTGTATTTGAAAATTGTAAGTTTGATAATGCGATGATTGATATTGATACTGAGAGTACTACTACGTTCTTAGGTCTTGAAGAACAGAAAGAAGAAAGACAGCGTCAACGAGTAAAAGAATTACTTGATAAACGCAAAGAAAGAGAAACACAAAAAAATTAAATTAATTAAAATTTTAGTATGGAAAAAATATTAACAGAAAACCCTGGTCGATTTGTCATCTTCCCTATTGAACACAATGATATATGGGAGTTTTACAAGCAACACCAAGCAGCGTTTTGGACGGCAGAGGAGGTTGACTTGTCAAATGACATTAGAGATTGGGATTCATTAACCGAAAATGAAAAGTACTTTGTTAAAAATGTATTATCATTCTTCGCAGCGTCTGATGGTATTGTTAATGAGAACTTGGCAGAAAACTTCTACCGTGAGGTACAATATCCTGAGGCAAAGTTTTTCTACGGGATTCAATTGGCAATGGAAAATATACATTCACTTATGTATTCATTGTTGATTGACACTTACATTAGTAATCCAGTTGAGAAAGACGAATGTTTTAATGCGATTGACAGATTACCGGCGGTTCAGAAAAAAGCGAAATGGGCTTTGGAATGGATTGATAATTCATCCTTCGCAGAAAGATTGGTAGCGTTTGCTGCCGTTGAAGGTATTTTCTTTTCAGGTTCTTTCTGTTCTATTTTTTGGATGAAGTCAAGAGGGATCATGCAAGGGTTATGTAACGCAAACTCACTGATCTTCAAAGACGAAAACCTTCATTGTGACTTCGCAATCCATTTGGTAAATAACCATTTAGAAGATAAACCATCCGAGAAAAGAATCAAAGAGATCTTGTTATCAGCACTTGAGATTGAAAAAGAATTCATTACAGAATCATTACCTGTGTCATTGATAGGTATGAACTCAAACTTAATGAAACAATATCTTGAGTTTGTTGTTGACGGACTATTACTCAAGTTGGGATGTAGTAAAGAATTTAACGTAGAACAACCGTTCAAGTTCATGGAACAAATTGCGGTTGAAACTAAAGGTAACTTCTTTGAATCAAGAACGATGGAGTACCAAAAGGCGAAGTTAAACGAAACTATAACATTTACAGAGGATTTTTAAGAATTAAAATATGTCATTGAAAATAAATAAAAGAGGTGGGGAGTCGGTATCATTTAACCCACAAAAGATTTACAATCGTGTTAAACGATCATCAAAAGGTTTGAATGTAAATTCAGACGAAATATTCATTAAGGTAATTACTTCAGTACCAACTGAAGGTGAAGTTACGACGAAAGAATTAGATAAACTTATCTATGAGATTGCGGCGTCTTATACTGGTAGTCACCACGATTACTCAAGATTAGCGTCATCGGTGGCAATCTCTTCCTATCACAAGGAAACAAACGATAGTTTTTCTCAAACAATGATGATGTTAAATGAAGATGGTATTATCAATAAAGTATTAATTGATACTATTAAAGAATATGGTGAAGATACTATCGATGCGGTTATTAATCACGATAATGATTACAACTTTGATTACTTCGCATGGAGATCATTACAAGAAATGTACTTATTAAAAAGACCTAACGGTCAGGTGGTTGAGAGACCACAACATATGTACATGAGAGTTGCTCTTTGGGTAACTAGTAATATGACAGATGCGTTTGAATACTACAAATCATTATCAAATCAGTTAATCTCAAAAGCAACACCGATCATGATTAATGCTGGTACAAAAGTTCCACAATTAGCGTCATGTGTACTTCACTATAACAACTCAGACTCTCGTGAAGGTCTTCTTCACACTTTGAGTGACATATCAACATTCTCTTCTGATGCGGCAGGTATTGGATTATCTTTATCTAATATTCGTAGTAAAGAAAGTAGAATCTCAACTTCAGGTGGATACGCTGGAGGTCTTTTGAAATATTTGAAGATTGTTAATGAATCATTAAGATTCTTTAATCAACAAGGTCGTCGTCCTGGTTCTGCGGCAATCTATTTAGAACCATGGCATAAAGACATCTTTGATCTTTTGGATATTAAAAAGAACACTGGCGCTGAAGAACTTAGAGCACGTGATTTATTTACTGCTTTGTGGATTCCTGATAATTTCATGAGAGCCGTTAAGAATAACGATGTATGGTATTTGTTTTGCCCTAACGACATTAAGAAGTCAGGATTAAAATCACTTCAAGAATGTTACGGTGATGAGTACGAAGAAATGTATAATAAAGCGGTATCTATGGGTCTTGGTAAAAAAGTTAAGGCTCAAGATGTGTGGAGTAAAATAGTTGAATCTCAAGTAGAAACTGGCGTACCTTACTTATGTGCTAAAGATAGTGCCAACAGAAAGACAAACCATCAGAACATTGGTGTGATCAAACAATCAAACCTTTGTAATGAGATCTACCAATATACTGACGAAGAGACTACTGCGATTTGTACCTTATCATCTATGGTACTTAAAAACTTTATCCAATCAGGTAAGTTTGATTTTGAATTATTATTTACTGAAGTTAGAAAAGTTGTTAAGTCACTTAATAAAGTGGTTGACATTAATAACTACTCAACGGCAAAAGGTAAAAAAGGTGGTTTAGAACAAAGAGCTATTGCAATTGGGACACAAGGTTTAGCTGACGTATTCTATTTGATGGATTACATCTTCACATCTGAAGAGGCTAAAAAATTAAATAGAGATATATTTGAAACTATCTACTATGCGGCAATTTACGAAAGTAATCAGTTATGTATGAACGGACAATACCAACCATATTCATTCTTTAACGGGTCACCAATGTCAAAAGGAGAATTCCAATTCGATATGTGGGGTATTGATCAAACACAGTTGTCAGGAATGTGGGATTGGGATAAATTGAAGAAAAGTGTTTCTGATTATGGTGTTTGTAATTCATTGTTCACGGCACAAATGCCAGTTGCATCTTCCGCAAAAATTACAGGATCATACGAAATGACTGAACCTGCACATTCTGCGATCTTTAACAGACGAGTTGTTGGTGGTGAAATTATGATCGTAAACAAGTATTTGATTAATGATTTCGAGAAGATTGGTATTTGGAGTGAGGACCTTAAAAATGAAATTATCATTAATGAGGGGTCAATTCAAAACATTAACTTCAACAATTACCTTGATTCTGAAGATAAAAACTACAACAAGAAAGTTAAAAGAATTGAACACTTAATTCCAAAATATAGAACCATTTGGGAAATTTCGCAACGTGAGTTAATTGATATGGCGGCTGACAGAGCACCATTCATTGATCAATCACAATCAATGAATATCTACATGTCAAACCCAACATTATCAAAAATTACCTCATCACACTTTCACTCTTGGGAAAAAGGATTGAAAACACTTTGTTATTATGTTAGAACAAAGGCGATTTCAACGGGAGCTAAACACTTAGCGGTTGACATTTCAAAACGAGAAGTTAAAACTAAAACAGAAGTTCCGAAGGTTGAATACGTGAATTTACCACAAAAACCCGAGAATTCAGATTTTGAATGTTTCGGATGTTCATCTTAATCGCGACACTAATCCCGACACTATGTCGGGATTTTTTATTTCGTAACTATTTATTGAAAATATCACGACACTATATTTATACTATATGTCTAATGGAATCACATACGGTATAACATTTCCTTTCAGGGATTCATTTAATGGTAGGTATTTGGATTTATCCGATACTCCTGATCAAGAAATTAGAAATAGTTTGGCCAATCTTCTTCTTACAAGAAAAGGTACAAGATATTATTTGCCTGACTTTGGTACAAGATTATATGAATTTATCTTCGAACCATTAGATGGACCTACGTTTTCAGATATAGAAGCTGAGATTAGGGCAACTGTTGGTCAATATATGCCGAATCTTTTATTAACAAGTATAACAATTGAAGATGCCTCTACGGGTCTTGAAGATAAAGGTACTTTTATTAATGAATATGAAAGAAGAGAGTTTAGAGTAACTAACATTGCTCAGTTAGAACACACGGCAAAAATTAAAATAAATTATCAAATTATTGATTCCGCCTTTAACACAAGTGATTTCATAATTATCAATATTTAATAGTATATGGCAGAAAAAAAAATATCTTATACGGTCCGTGACTTCCAAGCGATTAGAGCGGAGTTGATTAACTTCACGAGAACTTATTATCCGGATCTTGTTCAGAACTTTAATGATGCGGGTGTATTCTCGGTATTTTTGGATTTAAACGCTGCTGTAACCGACAACTTACAATACCATATAGATAGAAGTATTCAAGAAACCGTACTTCAGTTTGCACAACAAAGATCATCAATCTATAGTATCGCAAGAACGTATGGATTAAAAATACCAGGACAAAGACCATCAGTTGCTTTGGTCGATTTCTCAATTACAGTACCTGCTTATGGTGACGCTGAAGATTTAAGATATTGTGGTATACTTAGACGTGGATCCATAGTTAATGGTGCTGGTCAACCATTTGAAACTGTATATGATATTGATTTTGCTTCGGCAATTAATTCAGAGGGTACACCAAACAGAACTAAAATACCTAATTTCGACTCAAACGGAATATTATTAAATTACACAATTACTAAAAGAGAAGTTGTTGTGAATGGGGTTTCCAAAGTATTCAAAAGAGTTATCACCGCAAATGATGTTAGACCATATTTTGAATTATTTTTACCTGAAAAAAATGTTTTAGGTATAACAAGTGTTTTACTTAAAGATGGTACACAATACTCAACAGTACCACCACCACAGGACTTTATTAGTTTAGGTGCTGATAGATGGTATGAGGTTAAGGCTTTAGTTGAAGATAGAGTATTTGTTGAGGACCCAACTAAACCATCAGATCAACCTGGCATTAAGGTTGGTAGATATATTACAACAAGTCAAAAATTCATGAGTGAGTATACACCTGAAAGTTTTTGTAAATTAACTTTTGGTGGTGGTAACGTTTCTGCTCAAGAACAATTAAGAGAATTTACTTTAGATGGTAAAGGATTCGATTTAGGTCGTTACACAAACAATTTAGCTTTAGGTAGTGCTCTTAAACCAAACAGTACTTTATTCATTCAGTATAGAGTGGGTGGTGGACAAGCAAGTAATTTAGGTATCAATACAATTAATCAAATTGGTACAGTATCTTTTTCGGTGAATGGTCCTTCATCAAGTGCTAACCGAAGTGTAATTAATAGTTTAAGATGTAATAATGTGACTGCGGCTATCGGGGGAGCAAACATCCCAACTACCGAAGACGTTAGACAAATGGTAACATTTAACTTTGCCGCACAAAACAGAGCTGTTACTGTGAATGACTACGAGTCAATTATTAAGACGATGCCATCTATCTACGGTGCACCGGCTAAAGTTGCGATCACAGAAGAAAATAACAAGATTAAAATTAAAATGTTGTCATATGATGTTAGTGGTAATTTAACCGATGTTATTTCTGACACACTTAAACAAAATGTTGCGAACTACCTTTCAAATTATAGAATGATTAACGATTATATTTCAATTGAAAGTGCTCAACCGATTGATTTAGGTGTTGAATGTGATGTTGTATTAGATGCAACACAAAATTCAGGAGCGGTGATCGGTAAAGTAATCGATATAATTACAACTTATTTTAGCCCATTTGGTAGACAACTTGGTCAAAATGTTGTTGTATCAGAGTTGAGAAGATTAATACAAGCTGAGAATGGAGTTATTAGTATTTCAGATATGAGATTCTTTAACAAAGTCGGAGGTCAATACTCGTCTTTCCAAACATCACAACCATACTCAAATACGGCAACAAAACAAATAGAGTTAGTTGCTGACACAATATTTGCAGAACCATCTCAGATCTACCAAATTAGGTTCCCTAACAAAGATATAGTTGTTAGAGTATTGAACTTAAAAACGGTTAGTTTTTCATAGTGATTTATTTTTTTGATTATGCGACTATTTTTTGAAAATAGGAAATAAACTATTTATCAAAAAAGGAAAAAAAGAATGCCCAATTCATATAGAATAAGAACACAAGTCGGGGTTGACAAATATATTAATGTAAACTTAGACCAAGACTTTGAATTTTTAGAAATATTATCTTTAAAAATTCAGACAACAGATCTATATACTCGATTCTGTTCGGACTACGGTGTAGTTGTAGGTAGGGTATTAGTGAATGGTGGATTCGGTGTACCAAATGCTCGTGTTTCGGTTTTCCTACCATTAGAAGAAGGTGATTTACTAAATCCTGTTATTCGAGACTTATATCCTTATCAAAATTTATCAGATAGAAATTTAGAAGGGTATAGATATAACTTATTACCATCGGCGCCATCGTACTCAACACACACAAATACAGGGACATTCCCAACAAGAGAAGATGCTTTATTGAACCAATCTTGGATTGAGGTTTATGACAAGTACTATAGATTCACCGTAAAAACAAATGAGAGTGGTGACTTCATGATTTTTGGTGTACCGACTGGTGACCAAACATTAGTGATGGATGTCGACTTATCCGATATTGGTTGTTTCTCTTTGAATCCTCAAGATTTGATAATTCAGGGAGTCGCCACCACAGAACAAGTAAACGGATCAAAATTTAAATCATCCACAAACTTAGACGAATTACCACAAATACAAAACCTCAACTTTAATGTAGATGTTAGACCATTATGGGGTGACGAAGATCAATGTCAGATTGGTATTACAAGGGTTGACTTTGATTTAACTAAATTAGCTAATATTAAGATCCAACCATCTGCGGTATTCATGGGATCGATAATGTCAACTACAGATGATGATTCGGTTGGGGCAAGTTTTACACCTTTTAATAGCGTTACAGGACCATTCTTTACATCTGATTGTAAACCAAAAAATAACACTGGTAATCTTTGTGATTTGATCACAGGGCCGGGACAAATTTTAGCGGTACGTCAAACTATATTTGCGGACCCTAGTGGGTACCCTCAACTTGAAACATTTAGTTTTGCTGATGATGGGAAGATAATTGATGATAACGGAGCATTCGTTGTAAACGTACCAATGAATTTAGATTTTCTAAGTACGGATGAATTTGGAAATCAAGTTATTTCTAATAACCCAAATATAGGGATCCCAACAAAAGGTAAATATAGATTTAAGTTTAAATGGATTAACGAACAAGGGTTATCAAATTCTATTATGAGAGGTAACTACTTAATACCTAATATAAAAGAACATGGGTGGACTCTTGGGTCGTCAATCGACCCTTTTAATACCTTCCAACCTGTTAATGTTAATTTACAAATACCTGCGGGACAATTAAGTGGGTCTTACACATTTACACAAAATGGAGGTATGACAAACATAACAACAATAAACATTGATAGTTATGTTTTATCAATAAATGGTACTCCTTATTATGGTACCCTTAATTCTATACCAATATCGAATAATGATATATTCACATTCGATGTAACACCTATCGATAGTTCACAACAAACAGAGGTAAATTTTGTTTTCTACATCTTACCTTTATTTGACTTATTTAGATCTTATGCTTTTTCTTTGGATTGGGATGACTACGGGGATACAACCATGATTCAAGAGGCAATAAATTGTGAAGATAAATTCTATGAATTTAACTACAATAAAGTTTATACTCCAGCAATGTTCGTTGACAGATATAAAAAAGGATTAGGTAGGGCTAAACACTTGGGTATAAAAGAAATTGATGATAGAACTTGTAAAACGACAACAAATACTTATCCTGTTAATGATATCATAAGAAACTTTGATTTCTTATTTTTTGCATTTAACATCTTATTAAACATCCTCACACCTGTTTTTATTTTCGTATTATTCACGGCACATTTGGCTTTTTGGATCATTGAAAAAATTAATGAAGATTCGCCTTTATTAATTAGATTTTCTTTACCAATGATAAGTTATCCTGAATGTACTGCGTGTGATTGTTCATGTAATACGGAAGGTTTACCTTTCATAGTTACCGATGGTAGTGGAATTTTTGAACCATTAAATGCGAGTGAAAATTACAACACTAGTATTACCCCTTATTTCTCATCAACTTATCGAAACGCTGTTAACGCCGTCAACCCTCCTGAGAATTTGTTCAATGGAAGTTATTATTGTCCTGGCTTTGACATTAGTGGGGAACCTTATATGTCATCCATACAAGCATTGAATCTTAATGGTGTTATATCAAACGATATTGTTACGAGAACAACTAGAGATTTCTATAAAATGTTTTCGGGTTATGATTATGAGGCGTCTGTAACTGATAATATATCTTTAATTGACACAAATTTTAGTGCTTTAGGTGATATATTATTGAAAAGAGCCCCACAAGTATTTTTATGGTCGGCTTTAGAAGCTAATTTAGCTGAAGACAAAAGATATTGGGCGTTTCCGAATAGCGTTCCATTAACCCAAAGATTGAATGAATTTAACTTGAGAGATAAATACTTTTCAACTACCGCATTAAATAGAGTTACGACTACGGTAAATCCTGATTTAGGTTCCGATAGTTTCCAAGACCAACTTTTAGTTATGTTTGCAAAACCAGGTACTTTACAGAACATGGGAATTGGGCAAGTAATAACTTTCCAAGACCCAAATTTATCGGGAGGAAAAAATTTACTTACAGGGGGTACTCTTAATCAATTTAGCACCTCTTCAGTTACAGGTGTAACAACCTTAGGTCAACAAACAAAAGTAATTTATTATGCCGACCCTACCAATTTTGGTGGTAATGTTGGTTTACCTGCAAATATTGAAATCATACAATCATCTAAATATGGTAATACAACGGCAACACAAGAAAATGATTATTTACGATACCCAACCGATTTAGAATACTTCCAAGTCGTTACTGGGCTTACATACGCTCAATTTAGTACTGTTGCAGATTTCACCACAAATGGATTCCCTAAAGATTTTTTAGGTCAAAAATTAACATATATCCATCCTGAATGTCTAACATTTACTACTTCTAATAGTAGTACAATGTCTACATATACAACTGTTACTTTACCTTTAAGTAATGTTGAATATTTGGTACAAAAAGATGATTACGAAGTTATATTTCTTACTCGTGGCGTTGACCCAAATACAGATAAACAAACGATTAAATATGATCTATCGCTTTTGTTTGGTAACCCCGCATTAACCAATGTTATTGAGGGATCATATTATTTGAATTACCCAATACAAACTTACCCTCAATCCCCAACCAAACCACGAACTCACTTAGTTAGTAATAATACTAATGGTTTATATTTCCCATCGTTTACATTTACGATTACACCTTCTAATTATACGGCGTTTACATCAACAATGCCTTATTATTATTTATGTACTGATGAATTTACGCAGTATATTCCTTACGCCGCTAATTTTAGTTTACCAACCACCGCAACACTCTCAACTAACGGGTTATATCTAAATAATAATGGGTACACACTACCAAGTAACTCCACTGTGTATATTGGAGGTGGTTCATTTATTTCATCGACTAATAATACGAATTATGATATGTTGCAACAAACTGACACGTCCGCATCTAATCAACCAAATCAATATTTCGGAAATGATTCCGCCAATAATGCTTATTTTTACAAAACATTTTTCCTTTATTCTCCGGCATATATTAACTATCATAATAGTTACGTTGCAACTGGAACCCAAGGGCCCATCGCGAATAAAGTAAACTTCTCAAATTCAAACAGAATATTAATGAGAAGTGATCGTTTACCAACCAGTACGATCATTGAAAACACTAATAGTAATAGTAGTATAGGTGGGACGGCCTTTGCTCTTCATCAAAACACTTCTTTTACATTTTACAAATTAGAGGAACTAGCGGGAGTAACAAATATTACCATTTCAGGTTTCGATGCTTTAAATTACACTGAAGATGAAAATACAGTTGTTTCAGGATTAACACAAACTTTGGATTGTGATGGTATGGTGTCACTCCAATGTTATACTGGGTCAGGTCAAAATATCGGTGTAAATCCTAATTGTGTTGTACCTAGTGATAGAGTTGTGAACGGGTGTTATTGTTTGTTAAATAAAAACAGTAACGGTGGTTATTTGGTTGATGGCGCATTTAAATCGGACTTACAACTTCTATTAGAATGGAAAGCAAGATTTACGCTAACCTTTGCTGCTTGTCGAGGAGTATTTGCCCAAACCTTTCAAAATAATTGGGTGAATGGTAATTTATATATGTTCTCTTTCCTTAAGAAAACAACATTTGATTTGGCTGGAAACGCGTCGTATAGGTACTGTAAAGATGTTGCAGTATACAACCCATTCTCAAATAGTTTCTTTTATAGATCATCACCTTACGACGATACTGATGGTTTGTTTGTTGGGAAAGAAAGTCCGACACAAACATTCTCAAATTTTAATTACGGATATAATGATAAAAATATACAGTTCCCAACCACTATTACGGATTTAGGGCCTAGAGATGTCTTTATTAGGGAAATTTGTTGTAATTCTGATTTTGGATCTTACTATGCGGACCAACTTAAATCAACTTCGTATCAAGATAATTCCGACATTATACAATTAGGTTTCTTATCTAGAATATTAGATAATACCACAATAAGTAGTTTGTTACCTGCTGGTGACCAAGAAGGTTTAGGTGTAAATCAATTCTTTGATAACACAAGAGGTGGTGATAGGATAGATGGGGATTGGGCTCAAATGTTATCAATCAATTCTGAGTGGAAGATAATACCATTTAACGTTGATAATGTTGACTCCTCACAACAAGTTTTTATAGGTAAATCATTATCGTCAAGTTCTACCTCAAAACCAGTTTTTGGGGTCTTCTTCAATAGAAGTGAAGATTCCTTGAGGTACAGAAAAATAATGTCACCGGGTATTGAGACATATAGTTTTTCACCTGTTCTAATTGAAGAGAATTTTGGGTACCCTAAATCTCAAACAGTTCCATTCTACAAATGGAAAGTAGAACAACCGGCTAATGTAATTTTTGGTACTGAAAATAATAACTGGTGGACAACACCAAACCAAGTGTCTAATAGTGGGTTCTACACAAAAAAATATCAAAGTTTAGACTTTGTGACACCAAACGAAAAATATATAACAACAACTACCAATTTAGGTTATTTAACAAATTATGATATAAATGGTAATCCTATAGCGACTTCATCAAACGTAGTTGATGGAGAACCAGGTGGTAACCCTGTTATTGTAGGCGCTCCTTACCATTTTTATTTTGGTTTATACAACGGAAAAACCGCATTAGATATTTTCTATAAACGATACGTTCAAGTGGGAGATTAATGGCTGACGAATCATATAAAATAATATTACCAACTGAAAGGTTTGTTCAAGCACCAAATGCGGACACTTCCATTAGCATTACTTTAGATCAAAATACTAAAGAATTAGTTGAGTATGACAGAAGTGTTGACTTGAGTTTAAATACTGTGTTCGATCAAGAAAGAGAGTCGTCCACACTATTTAGACCAGTCACTAAGTTTCAGGTTGTGTTTTCTAATGCGTATACAGGGTCGACAAGATATTCACCATTTAGGGATAATCTATATTATACTAATGCAATTAACAACACTGCATCTGCATTTCCTGGTGGAAATTTATTAGCGGTACCACCATACCCAAATCAGAACACACCTTGGGATGGTTTCCCACAATACCAAGAATTTGATTTTATTAGGACGGATATGGGTGTCCCATATTATACTGTTAACCCACAAAAACATTTAACCTTTAAACCTGTTAGTGCTACCACATATAATTGGTCCCATTATTTAACCTATCCATTTACTAACATTTACAATAAAACTCTTAGCGCTGATGAACCAAATTTAGGTTTAACTTGGACTTGGACCGCATCAAGAGGGATTCCATTTTATGTTTTAGGTGGTAGTGAGTTAAACAATAGAGAAATCAGTTTCAAATGCCCAATGACACATGGTTTAACCGTTGGTGAGTATGTTGAGTTATCGTTCAGTTATGGAGGTCAAAATCTATTCCAAGTTTCAAGGTTAGGGGATGCTGGTTTTGGTTCTGAAGAATATATTTTTAATATTGTTAATGTTGGTTATACAGGTTCTACGTTTCAAACAAACGGGCAAGGATTCTTCAAACGAGTATTAAATCTGATTAATTCTGCGGAAACTAAAAGTGAGTATTATGTGAGAAGACATAAGATATTAACAACACAAGATTGTATTGTATTGGCCAATGCGGGGTTTGAACGAAACATATTTAACGATAATAAAAGATGTGAAATCGCTGCTCTTACACCAAGACAAATCGCAAGGACCTCAATTAAAGAAGGTTCTAGATCATATACGTTGTCTTTTAATTGTGATATAGATATTAAAGGGTTATTAGATAATCAAAAAAGACCTTTAACACAATTATTCTTTACAACAATTTGGAGAGGTTATTTTGGGTGGACAAGAAATCTAAGGCAAGGTTGGCACTTCAATAGATATACAATAAATAATAATCCATCTCCATGGTGGGATAGAAACAATGGAAATGCGAATACGACAGTACCACAGTTAAATTATACTTCTAGTATAGGTACAGGTCCGTTCTATTACAATGGTATCTTACAAAGTGGTGATACAATCGATGGAGATTACTGTGAATGGAATAATTATGATCAACTTGAAAGGGTAATATCAACATACACCCACAAATTTACATTCAACTCACAATGGTTTAATGTTACAAGTGGGTCAACAACAAGTTCAAATCCACCTGGTTATTTTTACCAACCCCACAACCCAATCACAATTAGGGTATTTTCTGATTACATTGAAGAAGGAAATGGTCAATCAACAGTAGGGATTCCTCCATATGCGTATTATTCTAAACTATCAAACGGATTTAGATGGAGAGATCTTTATCCTTATGGTTTTATTGATAGTGATGGTTTAGGTGTTGATTACCCTTACTTAAATAATGGACACTACCCATTTGTTAATACAATTTTTAGAATAACACCCGAAACTTACAATATACCAAGTAATTACATAGGAGGGCTTACAACTCCAAATATAACAGATATCCAAGATCCAATAATCGATGAGTGTGAATAAGGTTAAAATATTACAAAATCAGCTAGATGCTTACCTGAATATTCCGATAAATATGGATTGGGATTTTTCGGGGAGGGATCAGGCTATTGAGGAATACGAAGCTGAAATGATAAATCAAGTTTTGGGTTTACCTTTAAATTTTGAAACCACAAGATTTGCTAATAACGAATTCCAAAACGGAGACACTGGGTTAAATTATGAATTTTATTTTTACGATTATTTAACACCAATCACGGCAACCACAGTAACAATTGCAAATTGGGGGATGTCTTATTTGAATAGAGGGTTTTCTGCGGACCAAGTTTTTTATTTTACACCACCCTTTGTAAAATCATTCTTCAAGTTGGATTTTTATGACACACCTGACGAAAAGACACAAAAGAATTATATAACAGTTGTAATACCTGTTACGCAAGGACAAAAACAACTAATACAAATTCAATCAATATTAGGATCTCAATTAATACAAAAACCTAAATATAATTTGGATTATATTGGGGACAAAGAAGGTTTCTTTATTTATTGGTTAAGAGATAGAGATTATATAGATATTACAAAATTCTATATGAGTGCTAAGTTTTTTGATGGAAGACAAGGTGTATTTGTTAGAATGACTAACAAACCACAAACTCAAACTCTACCTAATAAATTCTTATTTAATAATGCTAATTACTTCTATTACTTAGTAGATCTGAATTATGATAATAAAACTTATGAAGTGAAAAGAACAGATACCCTACAAAGAGTGGGGGGTTTAACAACCCCAATAAAATGGTATGAATATGTGAATCCATAATGGAACAACAATATTACAAATATATAATATCACCCGAAAATATAGTAGGGGATCTAATCACCGTACCGTGGACGGGAGAAACAGATATCACATATCTTATCGACCCATGCTGTCCTATAACGGCACAGACGATTAATACGTTAACCGGTGACACTGGATATTACTTACCAATGAATGTTGTGTTATCGGGAGGTACTAACGGAAGTTCACTTTTAACGGATCTTAGTTTATGTATATTACTTACAGAAACAACCATCGATATAGGTTATTATTCTGCTTTTGATGGGGCGGCATTCCAAAAAGAGATATTAAATAATTTTATTGCAACCGCAT